ATCGTTGCTGTGACAACGAAGGGCTGGCCGGCCTTTTCCCTCAAGCGTTCAGTCATAAAATTACCTAACCAATGAACAGTTTCCCGGCCTCCGCAGCCTTGATTCTGTCGTTGCGGCGATTCTCAGCCATGCCTGCCCTGTACTGAATTTCGTGCAGAGGGGCATCGTCGGATATCTCCACGTGGTATTCAGCAGCAATCAGCGTCTTCATCTCGAAGTACGACTTCATGCTGCCGATGGGAAAAAACTATGGGCCTCGAGTTCCAGTTCGTCGGTGTGAACGTGGCCGCAAGTACGGCATTTCCACTTGATGGACTCCTGCACGCCGTAGTCGTTCACGTCGTTTTCCCACTTGGTGATGGTTGCAATGTCGTCGGCGCTCAGGTTGTCGATGAAGGCCATGCGCTCGGCCAGCGAGGCTTTGCCGGCCACGAACTGGAACGAGGACGCGATACGTGCGTCGTACTGGTCGATGTTTTCGTTCATGGTAATATCCAGAACGTCGCGCATCGTTGCCGGCACCAAATAGATGGCGTCCGAGTCCAGTGCGTACTGCGCAGGATCGAGTGGCTTGACCAGCTCTTTGGTTACCAGCGTGGCTCGCGTGATGTTCTCAGCGTGGCGCAGCGTATCCTTGTCGAGCGTGCCGGCATTGACCTGATTGTGGTGTACCACAGCACGGCACATCGTTTTGTGGACGAAGCCATGTTTCAGGAACGAGTTCAGACGCAGCCAGTACAGGCACGCGTAGAAGTCGGGCAGCGTCAGTTCAAAGGCCAGGCCCTGCGGGTACATCGAGTTGTGGATCACGGAGCTAACCGCCTCCACGACGTGGAGCATCGACTCCTCTTCCTTGGCGCGGTTCAGTTTCGAGAAGTTGCGGCCGCGGAACGGCTTGATGTACAGGTCCTTGAACTCGTAGTAGTGGAAGTGCGACGGCAGCGCGAACGATACAGCCTCGTGCTCCGAGTTGGCCTGCACGTTGAAGTCGAATTCGTTGTTGTGCTCCTGATAGGCAACAGGAGCCGACATCGCTGTCGCTGCATAAGGCGTTCTCGTGGATGGGCCGTGATCCACAGGAGCCTGTGCGGCCACATGCGCGTTGTACGCATCGATGGCTTGCTGCGGCACCAGTGGTTTCTGCTGCGCTTGATTACGTTGCATGCGTGGCGTGGCTTGTGCTGCAGGCGCGGGGACCGGAGTACCAGGAGCCGCGAGTTGCATGCCCTGTGCGGCCATGCGAGGCATCGGTTGCGCTACCTGACGGGTCTGCGGTGGAGTGCCACGTTTGGCCGGATCTGGATGATTCGGATTGTAGACCTTACCAGCGGTCTGGGCCGCACGGCTGGCGGCTTCTACGCGCTCGGTTACGTGGGCTGGGAAGGGTACGAATTGGGTTTCGCCTTGTTCCATGATGGAATCCTTTATTATGCAAATGAGGTAAGGGATTTAAACGCGCTGCCAAGTGCGGAATTCGCAGCGCTTGAAGCCAGAGTGGTCAGCAGCGAACTGCCGCTCATATTATTGTTCACGCCAAACAGCGTGACGAACACATCGCCAACATTGAAGTTGACGTTGTAGGTAAGACGCGTGGAGCTACCACTGTCCAGATGCAGGCCCTCGAGATTGGGCCAGCACTCCGTGAACTCGAACATCATGACCAGAGCACGGGCCGAGTCCACGCAGTAGATACGGATCGGCTTCTGGTAATCAGACGGTCGACCGAAGCCTCCGCCCTTCGTTGCGTCAACCGAACCAAACGGGGCCAAGATCGCCCCGTCCCAGGCCAGCAAGTAAGACAGGCTCTGGTTGGCAATGTCTGCGTAGAAGTTGAGACGCAGGTTATCGACCGAGTACGTGGACGCAAACTTGTGCTGACGACCTTGTGCGTACACCTGTCGAACGTCGTAGGTGCGGAATGCAGGGGTTGCCTCCTCGACGTAGTTCCAGGCCAGATTCTTTGGAGTACCACCAACTGGAGTGATAGTCGGAAGTTCGCAGTACCACTGGAAGGAGATCATCGGATCGGCGCGAGACAACGCACCTTGCAGCGTGTTGGTTACGCCGCCGTTCTGGCCGAGCGTACCGCCCGCAGACGACAGGCCGAACGTGGAGCCAAAGGCGCCAAGCACGTTCTGAGGACCTGAAGCCAGTGTGGTGAGTGCGCCACTAAAATCGCCGGTGATAGCCTGCATGGCTGCGCTGCGTACTGCTGTAACGCCTGCGTTCAAGCCGGCGCTAACAGCGCCTTGTGCCTGTGCCACACCTGACTTTACGATGTTGCCCGGTATGTTGCGGATCTCGTTGGACGTCGCTTGAATCGAGGTCTTGATCTGCGACTTGACACCGCCGGCAACCGACGACGCCGATGGTATGTTGGCTTTCGCCAGAAGACTATTGAGAGATGCCATGATCGGTTCCCTATGGAACCATGTGATTAGCTGACGGATGATCCTCATGCGCCAGCCACGCACATGGGTAAAGAAAAAGAGAGGACGGCCTATAGTGGCCCACAGCCTGACCGTCCTCCAAAACGTGGGGTCTGCACCCTTCCGCGAGCCTGCGTCTTTCGACACCCAGCCCCACGTGTAGGCACGTTATGAAATTGGGAGACCCAACGTGAAAAGGCAGCGTACCCTTTCGAGAACGCTGCCTTGATTTATCCCCAGGTCCAGACCACGAGCGGGCTTGGGCCGCCTGGGTACCAGCCAGGCATTGGGCGGTTAATGTCCAGAGTCGGCGCGATATTACGACCCTGCGGAGCCAAATAGAAACCGGGCTTTGGAGCAGTATCGAGTTTCGTCTCCTGAATGCGTTGACGCAGATCGCGCTCCACGACGTTACGGGCATGCTCAGGCGCCTTCAGTTCGTGTACGCCTGTCTGATACAGGATCCACAGAGTAGCCAGCGTCTTGGCCGGAGTGCGACGAATGCCCATAGTCTGGAGCATCTTACGGAACGAGGGATCGCCATCCTCGTACCAGACGGCCAGATTGCGACCCTGCGGTTGATTCTGAATGGCGATCAGGTCTTGGATAATCTTGCCCTCGACCTGCGGCGTCATGTGATCCCAGATCAGACCCACTACGTATGGAGGCTTTTCCATGTCAGGCTCCTTTGACACCCTTGGCGATCTTCTGGGCCAGCTTGAGGTCCAGCGTCATCACCCTTGTTGGATCACCCTCGAAGATCATACGGATCTGCTTGCCACTCGAGGACTTGCGCACGCCGAAGCGCTGGCCTTTCTCCAGCGTGCGGGTGATACCCCTGAATGGAATTTCCAGGGACGGTCCCTTGTAGGTAAACATATCGTATTCGTCCTCGCCTTTGATACGAGCGACTAGGCAGCTATACATTAGGGCTCTCCCAAGTTGGATTGTCCGAACTGCGACTTATTCTTGCGTGCCATTTGCAGTCGGTAGTGTGCGTCGGTCTGCATGCGGGCGCCAATCTTGGCGATGCGTGCGTTCACGTCACGGGTTTTCATGCGGCTGTCGTGCTGGTAGACCTTCTTACCGGTCTTACCAACAGTCCAGTCTTGTGGGTCACCCCAGTCACGGCCCAGAATCGAGCGCTTGCCGGTGACGCCTTTGCGCAGAGACTGCGCCGTTGGGTTGCCAATAATGGCACTGAGAATACGACGTGCAGATACTTCCTCGTCGCCCTCATCGCCAGCCTCCTCTTCGGACTCGTGACGCGTGTCCTTGCCCGTATACTTGTTGAGCAGGATACGCAGTTCTTGGTCTTCTTTGAGGTCTTTGAGCAGCGTGTCCTTGTCGAGTGAGGCCGCAGCCATCCACTGCTTGAGCGGGATCGGTACGCCTTTCTCCGAGACCTGTTCCAGCATATCGAAGGTCGACTCCTCACCCTTGGCCTCCAACGACTTGTGCCACATGATCTTTGGAATCAGCAGATTGGCCTTATTGTTCGAGTGCATCAGGAACTTGGAGATCTGGTTGTTCTTGAGCTTGGCCGAATCGGCGGTGCCCGGTTTGTACAGACCATTCGATACTGCAATCAGCGGGAACAACGTGCTGTAGAAGATCGAGTTGGTCATGTGGTTCCGGTACACGTTCTGCGATTCCAGGAACAGGCTGTACGCCGATTCCATAGCGGCGTACGAGGTCTCGCCGCTCAGGAAGGACTCGCTCACGCCCAGAGCGCGCAGCTTGTAGGGAATGAGCTGGTCACCCATGTCCGTCCACTTCCAGAAGTCGCCGCCCGGACGAATGTCCGTGATCTGGACGGCGTTACGTGTACTCACCCAGCCGCCCAGTGGGTCGAACTCTGCTTGCTGGAACTGGGAGACCAAGGCCGCCAATTCTTCCCCTGTCGGCGTCCACACATCATCACCGGCAGTGATGTGCGAGGTAGCGCGCTGACGGCGCGAAGCCTCAACCAGCGTACCCCTGAACATGGTCTTCTCGATCAGGTACATAGGCAGCAGACGGTGCAGGTACGAAACATACGCACGGTCGGTCAGCGTTTTGCGTGCCACGAACAGAGTGCTGATTGGGCTCAGTGTGTACTGGCCTTGGCTCATCAGGTTCACGAACTCACGCGGCAGGCTGGCGACATACTCCCTTGCGTAGGGCGAGTCCGAGCCCAGCAGGTTTACGGTCTGCGCCGAAGTCTGCACGTTCACCTGCGGCATCATGTTGAAGAACGGGCCTGGGATCACCGAGCACTGCAAGGCATCATGCACCAGCGTGTCGATAAAGCGACGGGTCTTCGGATCGAAGATCAGGCTGCCGGCAAAGAAGCCGTCGGTCAGATATGCGGTACTCACGGTCGGCAGCATGCGCTGAATGTTCAGCTGGTCCATCGCGTCCTGAAAGATAGTGGTCGATTTCTCGTCCACGCCGCGCAGGTCAAAGTCCGAGAACGGGAACGACGATTGCAGGTCGACGACCGTACCACCAATGTTGTCGTTCAAGTAGATATCGCGGTAGAACAGCGCCAGCTGAGCCATCTGATTGTACATCGGCTCGGCTGGAATCAGGCCGGTGAAGAAATACTGATACTGCGAATTCCAGAACGTGTTCATGGACAGCGAGTTGGCGCTGCCCGTGGATATGTTACTGCCCAGACTCGCGGTCACTTGTGACTGCTCCGAGTACTGGCGCTTTGAAGCGTATGCCGATACTGGCGATGCGCCAGCAATGTCGGTCTTGATGCGCCCGTTTTGGACGCCTGTTATTTTTGCTCGTGGGAACACGGCGACCCCTTAGTAGTAAAGGTCGACTTCAAGCTGGTCGTAGCGGAATACGAGGTCCAGAATGTAGTCGACGGATTGATAGGAGCCCTCGGCCTCTACGGCTTTGGTGTCCATGGAGTGTACCGGAAGGCGCTTGAACTTGAAGCCCAGGCGTTCCAGATCTTTCTGGACCTGGGTCAGCAGTTCGTCCGGCGCCTGCTTGCGATACTCGCGCGGATTCGGATACGGGCGCATCTGTCGCTTGATCTTGTGGTGAGTCATCACCGAGTCCACTCGGTCGATAAGGCTGATAGCATCCGGACTTGCGTAGGCCAACAGTCGTTTTGCGGCCCGTACTTTGATCGTTTTCATTGCAGCTCCATTGCGGTGTATGCCATTAAATTGCTCAGACGATCCCCTTGAGGGCGTCCTCGACAGCGGACATAACCTGAGGTTTGGTGCGGGGCTTTGGCAAGGCGGCGATGGCGTTGACCACGCGATCAGCCACATACTTACGTCCCGCGCTCTTGGACTTGCGGGTATGCAGAGTTGCATCCGCACTGCGATAGGCCAGACGAGCCATAATGTTCAGACGCTTCTTGCCGTGAACGGGACGAGTCTTAGCCCTCTTCGCCACATATATGGAGTCTGGACCGACGACATACACACCTATGCCTGGCAGCACTTTGTCTGCGATCTTTTCGTAAACCTCCTTTGTGACGGCCAGATACATTTTGTCCCCGTACGGCATATACTTGGCCATCTTCTTGTCGGTCCTGAAATCGGCGACCGAGGACTTTACCTCAATGATCTCGATACCGCCGCCCATGTGCATGGCGATCACGTCAGCACGCAAACGACCGTGTTTGACCAAGCCGACCTCGAAGTGTACGGCCCAGCGCTTTTGGGTGTAACGCGCGGCAACGACTTGCCGAATGTCCTCGGCCTTCATCGCTGCAAGAACGCGACAGTGCCATCGCGCATTACGTGATAGTGGTGGGTCATCCGATTGGCAATGCGGCCCCGTGTCTCCTTCAGGAGCGTCAAGGCCTTCGCATGATCCTCTTCCGACAACTGACTCTTGAGGTCGGCGGCCAGAATCGAAAACTCTTGGACCATCTCCTGGGCCAGATCTGTGAAGGCCGGTTGCAGCACACTCATGACCAAGGTCTGACCCATCATACCTCGATCCTGCGCCGACTGAACGTCGACCATCAGCTCCCGAAGGCTGGAGATCAGCATGTTAAAGCCGTGTATGCCCCTGACGCCTTTGGACGCACGGATGCCCATCTCGGCCAGTGGTAGCACGTCGACCACGGATTGAAGCAGGCGTTTGTAGATCAGGGCGACGGCCGGATCTGTCTCGTCCTTTTCCAGAAGGCGAAGGATCTTCTCCGCGCCAGAGCCGAACTGCGTGCGCAGCGCCTTACCTTTCAGTTTGGAGAGTTTGGGCTCGTCGTCCTCGTCGTATACCTGAAGCTCTGTGCGTTTCTTGCGCTTGGGTTCGTCGTCATCGTCAACACGCTTTTTCTTTTTCTTGGGAGGGTGTTCTTCCTCGTACAAGGCGGCGGCGCGTGAGGCCTCACGGCGCTTCTTCCTTTTCTTCTCGTCGTCTACTGCGCTGACGTTGAATGTTTCGTCGGACTGCTTTTTCTTTTTGGGGGCAGGGAGTGCCGGAACCTGCGATTTAAGTTTAGCCATAAGCGACGATAGGCCCCAAAGGGGCCGCTTGATTAGAGGTTGACTTGGGATTGTTCTTCGACTGCTGGAACATCGTCTGGTAGCGGCAGGCTAATACGGCAGCCCATGCAGGTATTGGTCTCAATCGGACCTGCGGTCATGACCTGCATCGGCTTTTTGCAGTCTGGGCACAAACCAGCGCCGGCGACTTCTGCACCCATATCGATGCGAGCCTCGATCTTAGTTGCATTGACTGGATTCAGGCCCGGCTTAACGTCCTGCTTCACGCCTGCATTAATATACGCTTGTGGCATCTTCATTTAACTTCTCCTTTACTTACGTGGACGACGCAGGTCCATGCGTGATGTTGACTCCACCATCTCGATGATTTGGTGGGGTTTGTAATTTAGTTGGGTCTGAAGGGCATACTCAAGGCCGTATATGCCGATCAGTGTGGCGTCCAGCTGGTGGGGCGTCGTCAGGCATTCGTCGTACAGACCTTTCAGGAACTCCCGATCACCGCCGGCGTGGCGCTTGTTGAAAGCGTTCTTCCACTGGCCGGCAATCACGTACTTGTAGGGAATTCTACGGAACGCACCCAGAAGGCCCAGCATCAGGCTCACGGTCTCAATGGTTGGCCCACCGTTACCGCGAGTCTGAAAGCGCTCGGCAATCACCAGATCGGGATCGTACAGCTTGAACCACTGCCTGACCTCACGGCTGAACAGATCACGTTGGCGCATGACGTCCGAGGTCAGTTCGTACATCGGGTTGGTCAGTACGGCATTGGCGATCACGTCCGGCTTGCCGTTCTTCACTCCGATGCACGCGATGCCGAAGTTACGCGTGCCCGGATCACAGGCCAGAATGCGGTAGTCGTGCTTTCTGGTGCACGGCTCCAACACATACTCCTTGTTGAGCTTCCGCTCCTTCTTTCTCTTGGCCATTGCCACCTCCTATGGCATGAAATTACCGAAGATTAGTCCAGCCGCCGGAGCGCCCCATGAAGACCGGGGTCGGCATGCGCGACCGATTGGCTTCTCCATAAGTCCAGTCTTTGGCCTCCAGTAAGGCAGCCATAACCAGCGGGTGGTGCATCTTGGCCAAGCCTAGGACAAAGGCTCGGAAGATATCGTCGGTCATATCGTCGCCTTTGGTTGGGCAGCGATGGTGGCCAATATCCTTGACGGTGGACATTTGAAGCATAAGGTGTTGGACCGGCTTGTTGACCATCTCCTGCTTGTACGACGCAACGCCTCCTTCGAGTATGAACTTTCGCTCGGCGTCGGTAACGGATGGCAGCAATACGTTGCCGGCTGTCAGCATGGAGCGCACAGCAGCAAAGTCCTTCCACGTTGGAGAATGCTGCTTGGCCTTGCACCGTGGCTTACCTAGCGGATTCTTACCCATATCGTCCTGCGCACGGTTCAGAATGTCGATGGACTGCCACTGGTCGGCCAGCAGAGCCACAGCGTTTAGGTCCTTGAGCAGAGGCAAGATCACATGCTCGTAAAGCTTGTTGAAGTTGATCCTACGTCCTTCTTGGGGCATGCATTCCAAGATGGTGGTCACCACAGACTTGTTGGTCAGGAAGTCGTAGTGCATACCTGTGATAGTGAACGAGTTGTCCACGGAACCGGCATCGATGGACACGACGGATGGCCAACGGCCTGTACGTACCTTGCGGATCTTCCCGTAGATGAACTCGGGTTGATCGAAGCAGTATTCAAACTCATGCGAGTTCACGCCGTTGTTAAAAGCCTTCTCGAAAGAGGAGGTCGGCATGTAACGCGAGTGGACGGCAGGCGGATTCGCGCCGTAATCTCGCTCTGCCTTCTCTGCGTTCGCGGCGTAGGCCGCCACGATTGCCGGATTGTCCCTGTCGATATCAGGATTGATTTCCCAGGTGGCGAAGTTGGTACCGAGAATAGTTTTCGATCCTTCTTCGGTTCTAGACTGACGGAGCAGACGCATCACCTTATCGCGCAGCGAGAACGGGGACGACACAGACATTAGGAACGAGCCGGGTACAGACGACACACCCTGTTTCAAAAGCTTCATACGCAGGGCCTGAACGGTCAGCAGGCTGTTCATCAGCGACTTGTGGGCTTCATCAGCATTCGCACGTTCTGAGTCACCGTCCTCCTCGGCGTCGCCTTGTGGCAGTGGGAACAGGCCCAACTCATCAAGGCCAGCGGCCAGTCGCGTGTCACCACGAAGTGTGGACGAACGCGGACCAGTCGGATAGAAGTGCATGTTCTTGTGATGGAACTTCATGTATAGGGTCGACGTGCGATAGAGCTCCACGCCGTACTTCTCTTTCGAGTCGTCCAGTATCTTGAAGTACTCCTGCCACCACTTTGAGGCCTCAATGTGTTTCTTGAACGGAATCCACATAACGCCAATGGCTTTACCCATCGTCAGCGAAACAAAGCTGATGGTCAGCTCGGTCGAAGCCTGCATCGATTTTGGTGCCAGGGTCGGCAGGCTCGGGAACTTCATGTACTGGTGCGCGGTGTAGGGCATGAAGCCACCAAAAGCCGAGCTAGACTTACCGCTACGCTGACCCCAGACGTTGACCATCTCAAGATACAGTCGCAGGTTGTGGTTCTTGATCAGGTCCCATTTATGACGACCACAGTGCGGGCACACACCGTGCTCCAGCAGGGCCATCTTTCGTGGGAAGTCCATGGGGTCCATGTCCTTCACAATGTTGTTTGGGTCCAGCCACTTAGCCTTCGTACACGCGGTGCAGACCTCGCTGTTCAGCATCAGACCAGTCCACATCTGCTTAGCCCACGGCATGTTGGCGTCACGGCCAACGATGTTGGCTGAGTAGTCCCAGTAGTTCTTCGCGTGCGGAAGATCGCGGTCGTCGATCTTGAGATTGCGCATCGTGCCGGTCAGGGGATCTTCGGCCTGAGCCATGAGGGCCTTGATATCGAAGTCCTCGGGCAGAATGATCTCTTTGTCGTCAGGCAGAATGATGGTTTCAGCAGTACCCGCCTCAACGGATCGCTTGGTTCTTTTAGCCAAGCGATCCAATTCCTCCCTCTGGGCATCGGTGGTGAAGTCGGGGAACAGTTCGCTAAAAGTCTGGAGCTTTCTCAGGCGCTTCTTGTCTGCCTTTGGGTCGGCTGCGCTTTTCTGGTCTTTGGTTTTCATGGTGCGGAAGTCCTATGGGAACGATCTGAGGCGTGCGAGGCTTCATGGCATTTATGATCTCCGCGCCTTCGGCCTTTGTGAGGCCAAGCAGGCGAGCGACGAATCTGGACATCTTAATGTCAACGGCCAGTGCCATCATCCTCTCGAATTTCTCAAATTGAGTTCCGTCCACATCGCTGCCGACCAGTCGCTTAACGACTTCGCGTGCCTGAGTTGCACCAGCGCCTGTTGCTAGAGTGATAGGCGCGATCTCTTTGAGGAAGAATTCGCGTACACTATCTATGTTACCCGCCAGCTCCGGCGGTATCTCTCGCTTGTATTCCTTCAGGCGCTTGGTAACCTCGGCATCAACGTGCACCATCTGCTTGGGTACAAACGTGCGTTTGCGTGCCTCCGTCTCGTCCACAAATGACTTGGAGAGCTTGAAGAAGAAGCGCGAACGCCGACGGGGCCGTGATGGCGCCGCCGGTTTGTTAGAAGATGGTGTGGAGTACGCGATATCAGTAAGCGAGGCCAACATCGAGTCAGCCACTTCCAACTCCTCGTCGGATACTGGTACTAAGTTGTTGGCCCCGTTCATTATTCGTCGTCTCCGTCGTCGTCCTCGTCGTCATCCCCTTTCGTGGACTCCTTCGAGTTTTGATATTCGGTGTACAGTTCCTCTGCACGCCCCTTTTCCATCTGTTTGAAGCAGAAGGTCTTCAGCGACATAGGCTTGTAGCCCATGGACTTGGAGATCGCTGTCATCGCGTCCTTGTCGCCCAGTACCCACTTCTTGATCGTGAGCCAGTCGATGGACGTCTTGGCTTTGCCCAGGCCATCGAGATCCAGCTTGAAGGCTTTGCGCTGACCGCTGAGCTGGCCAGTCTCCTTCAGATAGCAGATCACGTCGAACACAGGATCGAGGCCACGAGCAACGCCGGCAGCGTCTTCGACCCAGATGCGCATGAAGCACTCCCTGTTAGGAACGCTCAGCTTGTTCTTGATGGCTTTCACGTGGACGTAGCGATACTCGTCCTTGCCCTTGTACTCGACGGACTTCTCCAACTCGTTGAAGGTTTTCTTGCAGGTCTCTTGTACCTTGAACGGAGCGGCCGACAGCGAACGCGAGGTCTGGCGCAGACGCACGTCCGAGAACTGTTGCAGGGCCTTGCCGCCTTTCTCACTCTCCTTTGGGCCAAACATGGCCATCGGATTATCACGCAGGTGGTTCAGACCATAGACCAGAACCATCTTCTGGAGCATACGCCCCTTGATGCGCTCCAGTTGTTTGGAGAACGCACTGGCCTTTACGCTCAGCTGGTTGCTGATATCCTCTTCGTCCTTGGCTGCCGGGTTCATGGCCGTGTAGGAGTCGAGGTAGACGATGCCCTGAGGGTTACCGTTCGGCGCTTCGATCCACAGGCCGCCGCCGTACTTGCGCGTCATGTTGGTATCGATCTCGTCACCCAGACGCGCTTTGTTTTTCTTGTTGTCCTCGAACACGTACCACCACTTGTTCATGAGGAAGCGCTTGTCTGGCAGTTCACGCAGAATTGCAGCGAGCCATTCGTAGAAGTGCTCCAGAATAGCGAGGTTGAAATACTGCACCCGCGGTTGAATCTCCCATCCGCCTTCTGGACTCTCCTTGCCGAAGATCTCGGACATTTTGAGTTTGACGCCCTGACCCTTGACGATCTCGTGAACATAGCGCTTACTCGACTTCGTGGAACCTTCGTAGTCGATGAAGGCCAAGAAGGGAATGTCCTTCTTGATTGCAGCCGCCATCGAGGTGAGGGCCAAAGTGGTTTTGGCGCACTGCTCTTGCGCTGCCGCCGTAAGCATGCCAGGGCGCAGGCCACCACCCAGCAGCAGATCGACCATGAGTAGGCCGCTGGACACAGGAGGGGCAACCTCCAACGATGATGCAGCGAGACCCTGACGCTTGGCCACTTCGTTCAGCGTGCCGTGAATCAGCGCATTAACGTCAAAGCGCTTTTTCTTCGGCTCGTCGTCTTTCTTCAACTTGGCAGCCTTGGCGTTCTTGACCGGCTTGTCAGCCTTAGCTGCTTTGTCTTTCGACTTACCTTTGACTGGCTTTTCAGCCTTCTCTTTCTTTGCCATCTTGGATCCTTGTTGGGAAAAGTAAAAACCCGGCCGGGTCTTTCGACTGGGCCGGGTTAGCTAGTTACTTCTTGCCTTTCTTTTTCTTGCCCTTGGATTTCTTGGACTTGCTGGACGAGTCATCGTCATCGTCGTCTTCGTCATCATCGAAGTCGTCGCTGTCGTCGTCATCGTCATCGTCGTCGTCCTTGCTGGACTTCTTCGATTTGCCTTTGCCTTTCGATTTCTTCGATTTCGATTTCCGGTCGTCGTCATCGTCGTCATCGTCGTCGGTGTCGTCGTCCGAATCATCATCGTCATCGTCGTCGTCATCGTCGTCCGATTTCGATTTCTTACCCTTGCCCTTCACGGGCTTCTTGCCCTTCTTGGACTTGCGGTCGTCTTCGTCTTCGTCGTCGTCATCGTCGTCGGTGTCGTCGTCATCGTCGTCGTCATCGTCGTCCTTGGACTTGCCCTTCTTGCCTTTACCGGCTTTGGCCTTTTTCTTGGACGAGGAATCATCGTCGTCATCGTCGTCGGAGTCATCATCGTCTCCGTCGTCGTCATCATCCGAATCATCGTCGTCATCGTCGTCCCGGTCGCGCTTGCCCTTGGACTTCGATTTCTTTTTCTTCGAGGACGAATCGTCGTCATCGTCGTCATCGTCGTCTTCCTCGGAGTCATCGTCCGAATCGTCGTCGCTGTCGTCGTCATCGTCGTCATCATCGGAGCGACGCTTCGATTTCGACTTGGACTTTTTCTTCGAGGACGAGTCATCGTCATCATCGTCGTCGTCGCCGTCGTCATCAGGGAAGTCATCGTCGTCATCGTCGTCATCCGATTTCGATTTCTTCTTGCCTTTCTTCGCGTCCTTGCCCTTGCCCTTTTTCTTCGAGGACGAGTCGTCATCGTCGTCATCCCCGTCATCGTCCGGGTAGTCGTCATCGTCGTCTTCGTCTTTCTTTTTCTTCTTGCTGCCCTTGACCTTGATGCCGTTACGCGAGGCCCAGGACTCGAAGTCGCGCTTGACTTCGGCTTCCGGAATTTCTGCTTCCAGCTCACCCAGGTCCCAGATCAGGTATTCTTTCTGTTCGTCGGACATAGGCATACGCTTGTCGCCCATGATGATCTGGTACTGGTCAGCCGGCGCCTTGGTCGAGTCGTACTTGATGCGCACATCGCGGCCGTATTTCTCGTGCGTCAGCGGGAACGCTTTGGTCTGGCCCTTGACGTCGTAGGTGTTGAGCTGGCCCTGCTCTTTCAGTTTGCCCAGCGCGCCTTTACCCAGCGGGAAGGCGTAGACAGGAGTCCACGAGTCGGAATCCTTGTCTTTGAAGCGGGTCTTTGCTTCGGACTTAGTGATCGATACTTTGCGTGGCTTGTCTTTCTCGGCGCTGCGCACGATACCGTTGATGTAGCCCTTGATGGCGAAGCGCACCAGACGCTCAGCTTGCGGCACGTCGTCCGCGATCTGCTGTGCTTCGAGGTCACGCCACGGGTCGTAGATGCTGCTGTCGCGCTGCTGCGTCTTTGGGTCGTAGGACGGGCACGGGACGTAGAAGGTGGCTGGCTTGCCGTCCTTCTTCTTGGTCTTTACCCAGTAGCCGGCGTAGGTGTAGATCGGACCGAACAGGCGCGCCTGCAGCCACTTGCCTTCGGGGAACTTCACTTGATTGATCTTGTCGGTGATCTTCGCACGCTTGCCACCGTTGTTGTCGGCGACGTCGTCCAGATCTGTGCCCTTTTGTCGAGCCATGTGCTACTCCTTCTGTGATTGATGGGAATGCTGCTATTGCTATTTACTGCGTGTTCTGATGTTTGAATGGGCGGGGTAGGTTTTGTTTTGCCTACCCCGCCACATTACCGGACAGTGCCCGTTAGCCTACAACGTCATAGACCTTTCCGTTCACACGGATGCGAGTCGCAGTGTCAAGGTTCACAGTGCGATAGTCGCGGGCTTCAACGTCAAAGACCGTCAGATAAGAACGGCTGAGGGCTTCAACCTTGTTCTTACCACCTTTCAGTGGAGCTACATCCAGGCGACCCGTAAGGCTGCGGGGTTCCTCGTTTTGTTTGATGTAGTCGATGCCGAACATAGCGCCTTTCAGGTCACGGAGGAAGGCCTCCACCTTGGAGCGCTTGATGGTTTCCACTGCCACAATGCCTTCGTCGGTCAGCGGCTCCAGCACGAAATATCCGTACGAGTGAGCCGGCGGCTTCGCAAAGCAGTTGGCCTTCTTCAGGCCCGATCCTGCTTCATGGTGATGATGCTTACGGCAGGCAGGGCACTTGAACGACAGCCCGCCTTTGCCATTGCGCTTACCTACGAAGATCGGAATCCCGCGTCGTGCCGCCAGGACGATCTCGTCGTCCGACAGCAGATTCAGGAATTCGTGACCGATTGGGGATTTGGTTTGTTGCATGGTACTCTCCTTGTATACCGCGTTTCGTTTGCACGGCAACGCCTGACGCAGGACGCTCGTCAGGAAGCGAAGCGTCTTAATGACGCACTACTATTTACTAGCCTGCTCAGACTGACGCATGATCGGATGATTGTAGTTCACAAAGTCCTTATTGCTAAAACCCATGAACTTCCAGTCGGCCAGAATCTTTGGATCGAATTCCACAGGCACGCCGCCTTTGGTCCACACGATATCATCAAACTTGAGGCGATTGATTTCCCTGATGCGTTCATTAAGGCGCTGTACTTCTTCGATTGCGATTTCCATGTCTACCTCTAGTCGATGAGGTCGCAGGCGCGACCTGTGCTGCTGTCGCCGGCCATAACAATCACGCGATTGGTCGGCAGCACACGCTGTTCTGGAAGTCTATAGGCATCGGTGTTGACGTCCATACCAAGCAGTACTCCAAGATGGCCCTGCAGGACGCGCTCGTACTTGGTAGCAGGATCCAGCAAGACGATCAGATCGTTGTTGCCCATCAGGCGCTGGTAACTACCCGCGTCGATCAGCATATAGGCACCAACGCGTTGAGCGTCGGGCATATCGCGGTGCAATTCGACCAGCAGCTCGGCTGTGAGCCTGCGCGGTTCTTTGCGCAGCATTGCCTTGCTGTGTGAGACCAAACGTGCGTCAATCAGTGGATCTCCGCATTGTTTGTCAGTTGGTGCTTGGTCCGTCATAATTTTCTTTCGTGGTGGTCGCGTCTGGGCTTGCGTGCCCGACGGTCAGGGTTAAGGCCTTGATTAGCTCTACCAGACGCTGCTTGACCTCCGGATCAGTGGTCGACTGGGCGACCCGATTGAGCTCCAGCAGGGCGTTGCGCATTACTCCAATCAGTTGCGCCGACTTTGAAACGTCCTGCTCTGTGATGTGTTTGGTCACCAACTCGAACAGTGCCTGACGCTCCTCGTAGGTCAGGGACGTGCCCATCAATCTGGCCGCAACTTGGTTGGCTTGCTTAAGGCCCAGCTTCAGGTCGGCCACCTGCGCTTGCAGGGCTGCGATCATAGAACTACTCATGGACGAACTCCCGCAGAAGACGTTGGTGCTTGAGGCTCACGTACTGAGGAATGTGCAGCGCAGTGCGAATCAAACCCACAGGGTCGACCTGCTGCGCGACATATGCCACGTGCTGCCACATTTCCGATGACTGGTCTGGCATAACGGTGCCGAGTAGATCGTGGACTGCGTCTCCATGTTCCTCGATCAGACCCTCATAGCTGGAGTCCTGATGACCTTCAGCCAGCTTGGCCACTTCGGACTTGGCGCTCTTGAACCACGACTGCATGAAGGTTGTGATGACACCGTGCCTGCTGTCGCAGCGGTCGATGGCTCTGGAGACAACCATCAAGTAGATCTGGACGATATCGTCCCGCTTGACCACGTGGTGATAGTC